TGAGAATAGTTTTCATGTTCTGTTTAATTGTTAGGTCAATTATTGTGATAGGTAATGCGCACGTAATGTAACCCAAACGACAAAACCCAGGGGAAACCCTAGGCTTTCTCGTTTGCGCTATCCATCGTATCAATACCTCCCTGCGATAAGCCAGGAAGCGTACATCTGTGCCCACTTGGGGCGACCGTGTTTGATGCATTGCAAAAGTACTCTAGCAGTAACGCTCATTTGGATTCCCCTTGGTTCGTGCGAATGATCCGGATGTTACCCGGAAGCCGTATTTCAACAGGGCCTTGCATGGTCTTCGCTAGCTCCTCTGCGAGTGCCCTGGTTAGATCATGGATCAGTGTAGGTGTTGGTTCGATAGCCCGCGAGTAAGCTTCGAGGGCTTTGGTTACTGGGCGTACAGAAGGTCTCATGCCACGTCAATCGTTACGTTAGCCAGGAAACCAGAGGTATCCACAGTCACATTGTCCGGCAAGCGGTCCATACGGAGACCAAGGGAACCTTGGATAAGGTCCTTCCGGATACGTGCCAGCATGCCAGGGAAAAAATCACTGTTGGCATATGCGCCAAACTTAGGATGATTCCGTGCTGCGTTCATATCCACGTGACTACGCTTGAACGTAGGGACCGCAATGTACTGATAGGCAACCGTGTCATCCATGTTGTAGACCGCTTGCATCTTGGCTTTGAATTGGATTTTCATGGTGTGCCTCAGTTAGCTTGATTCGAGATGTAGAACAGATCAGGTACCGCAGCTTCCTGCAGGGCAACTAAGGCTTCCTCCAGTGTGAGGAACCGTAATAACGCTTTTCCGGTGAAACGATGGACTAGGATGAACATGGTATTGGCCTTAAGAGAGACAGTCGAGATAGGGGCCTGCAAGGTGCGCGTAGACTTCATCAATCGAGACGTCTCCTGCCTGTTCCCACAGTGCTTGGGCCTCATCAATAAAGGCATTAGCCTCATCACCTTGCATGAAAATGTCATCACCAATCGCAACCGTGCTGTAGGAAGGATTGACAGCGATAGCTACATCCCCTGCGTACACAGCACCTGCACGAATGATTTCAGTAAGGGTCATCTCTGGTCTCTCTTGTTTGGTCTCATCAGTACGGGCGATACCCGTAGACCCTCATGTGTAAGAGGGTTTCGACCTGTGTTACACAATCAAGACATAACTCTAGGCTTGCGACCGTTCAAACGCATATCCCGAAGGCAAATATCAGTACGTCCCACGCCCATATCTATAGCGTCCTCCGCTTTAGTGCTGTATCCCCAATCCCCTTTGGCCCCTTGCTTCAGAAGTCCAGGCTTTACTTCTGATACATACAAAGGGATAAGAGTTACCGGGCAAGTAGTCTGTACTTTCATGATGGTATCCTGTTGTGTGTTGTGTAGATTAGAGAACGTCATTGCGTTCTTCGGGAACGTTGTGTGCATCCGTCAGGTAGACGCGCCCGCCCTTGGTTGTCTCAACGGTCCCTTGGATCAACCCGTGGACCTGCAGACCGTAGATGAACCCGCTATTGGGCTTGTTACGGCAATTGAAGGGCGTCTGCTCTACACCACCCACTACCTCAGCTAATAACAGGTCAAACATCGGGTTACCAGAGACGGTGTTACGTGCGCGATCTGCTGCCAGGATTCGATAGAAAGACATTTGATTCTCCAGGTATCTAAGGTCGTTTTGTTCGTTGCTGCTATGGGATGAACTATAGCGTGTTGTGCAGAGGTGTGCAACCGTTATTTAAACTTATTTGCACAGGGTTCCTCTGGTTACGCTAGGTTGTACGCGGTAAGGAACGCATCTTGATTGGCATAGACCTCACGGGTGCCCGCATTGCCACCCTTGTAATGCGTTACGATCACTTCCAATGTAACGTCAGACTCCCGGACCCGGATGTATTCCCCTTCGTCATCTAAGACGATTCGAACGTCCACAACTGCATGCACATTATTTAACGCCCACATTGATTGTGCGACGGCGTTAGCTTGGGATTGATATAGGATCATTTGGTTTCCCCCTATTCGCCAATCTGATTCACTGCGACCAATGCAGCAATTTGATACTCAGCGGATTCATCAAAGAACATTCCTTTGGCGCTACAGTAAATGTCTGCGACTGCAGGCAGCTTAGAGAAACCCAAGCACGCCAGTGTGAAGCGCTTGCTTCTCATTGTGCTACCACGCTTATCCTTATTGATCCACTCGAGCATGGTTGCGAATGCTTTAAGGTGATTGGTCATTTGGGTTCCTTGGGTTCGTCTGGTTCGTTAGTCGTTACTGCATGGACTCCAATGTAACGTGTTGTGTACGGTTGTGCAAGCGAAAGATGCATTAAGTTATCTTGGGGTTCCAAGGGCTCAGGTTCGTTCGCCTGTCGAACACACACGAACCCCTTCCTTCACTATCTGGAATCGTTAGTGTCCTAATCATTTGTGCACCATGGATACCTCAGCTATCCCTAATGCCCCTGGCTACCACTGGCCAATGAGTAGACCAACGTTCCCTGATTCCACATTAGATAACTCATCGGATGTATCTCCTTTAGAATCAAGCACTTAGCCCATGCTCCCACTCGAGCCACGCTCCTTGCTGTGCCCACACGCTGCCGGATGTACCCCCTAGGGCCTCTTTGGATCCACTTCCAAAAGAATGCCTAAAGGTTTTTCGTTGTTGTTGTTGTTCGACCTGTTGCGTGAGAGCAACGTCCCCAAGATTCCCAAAGAAACCCAAGGTACCCCCTAGGACCCCCCCCGGGTACCCTCAAGTTGATCCCACCCCCTTTATTCCCAAGGGTAACTCAAGGTAACCAAAAGGACCCCAAGGGTACCCAAGGTTGCACAAGTCTTACCCAAGTTTTACCTAAGTTTCTCCCTACATTGACCATTATCTCGACCATTAATAGACCAGTAAGGGCTATGGGGGGTAGGGGGGCTTTAGATTCTTAGAGACCTAAGGATTCTAAAGGACCCTAGGTTTTACTTAAGTCCCTATAGTTTATATATAGGTTATTAATAATGGTCTTATCTAAAGATTTACCCAAGGATAAAACCAAGGTACCCCAAGGGTATCCACAGTCACCCAAAGATACCCATGGCATTAGAATCCGCTACTTATATTGATGGTCTCGTACCTGCTAATCCCCTTGGCTCAGATGCCATTGCATTTGCAGATGACCATATCCGTCTCATTAAGACGACCCTGAAGAATACCTTCCCGAATCTCTCGGGTGCAGTGAATTGGAACCAAGCCCAACTTAATACCCTGATGCCTGTTGGCGGGATCATTATGTGGGCACAACCCTCTATCCCTGCGGGGTGGGCGTTGTGTAATGGTCAGACTGTTGCACGTAGTGATGGTGCGGGGAATATCATCACCCCCAATCTGGTCGATAGGTTTATCGTCGGCGCAGGGAATTCCTACGGCCTTACTGCTTCAGGTGGTGCCCCCTTCATCACCTTGTCCCAGTCCCAGATGCCCGTGCATAACCACTCGGGACACTCGGATACTTTGGGTGACCATAATCACCTAGTGCAGGGGAATACGTCAGACGTGGGCGACCACCAGCACAGTCTCCCCAATAACGGCTCGGTACAGGCAGGTTCGGACAATGGCGGCGCCAACGTAGCCGTATCCACTGGATATTCGTCGGGACGCTTCCAGAACCCCACGAATCCCGCAGGTGCCCACAGTCACTTCTTCTCGGTCAACTCCTCGGTCAACGGGGCACACAGTCACGTCCTCGCTATTGACAACGCAGGCGGTGGGGCGGCTATCGATATCCGGAATCCGTACTACGCCCTCTACTACATCATGAAGGTGTAAATACAGATGCCACTCGAAACCGCCAATTACATCAACCAGCTTAACCCTGCGAACCCCCTGAGTACCGATAGCGTCTCCCAGTCGGACGATCACCTCAGAACCATCAAGGCAGCCCTCAAGAACACCTTCCCGAACCTGGATGGTCCCGTACTCTCCACGCCTGCCCAATTGAATTCCCCGGTACCCGTGGGAGTGATCTTGATGTGGTCGGGAGCCATCGTGGCTATCCCTGCAGGCTATGCGCTCTGTGATGGTACCAATGGGACCCCGGACCTCCGTAAGAAGTTTGTCTACGGTGCCAACTCCACGGATAACCCTGTGGGAACCATAGGTGGGTCCGCAAGTACCGGGATGGCAGGGTCACACACCCACACGATCAACGGTGCAACTGCGGGAGCCCCTGGGGTTACCTTGAATGCTGTCCAGTCTGGTACAGGCGCTACGGCTGTCACGGCTGTCTCTGCTCCTGCGAACCATACGCACACTGCGAACCTCGTGGGTGATCACCAGCACACCTCGCTGCCTCCGTACATGGCCTTGGCCTACATCATGAAGGTATAACAATGCCGACTCTCCCGCTTCGGAAGCTTGGGGGCGTGGGGGTCATCACTGATGCCAACCCGTACGACCTCCCGCCTAACGCTTTCTCTGCTGCGAACAACGTCATCTTCGATGAGGACAGGATTACCCGTGCTCCTGTGTTCAAGCAACTGTTCAACCCTATTCGGTCGGCCCTCACGTATGACACGGCCCCGGGTACCTACGATGCCAACACGAACCCTTATGACTCGGCTGAAGGTGGTAGTTCTACGCTTGCTCGTTTCGTTGGCTCTTATGCTGACGCTCAGATCGGGGAAGCAGTCTTCGTATGTGATCGAGACGGGACCGTACGTGCGTACCCAAACAATAACCTCACGTTCCTTACCCCGAGTTCAGGCACGGTAACCAACGATAACCCTTGGTCCCACTGTCAGGTCGCAGGGATCTCCTTCTTGGCTCGTCAGGGCATGAGGCCCTACGTCCGGAACATCCCGAACAATGACCCCCTGTACTCACAGATTGGCGGTGATTGGGTAGCCACAGATCAAGCAGCGGTGGTCCGTCCGTTCCTGGACTTCGCCATCATGATGAACCTGAACAAGAACGGGGTGAAGTACCCCACGATGTTCAAGTGGTCTAACCCGATCCAGTACGGGGCTGCAATCTCGACGATCAATTGGGACCCTTCGAATCCTAACTTCGT